GCACCACATCGCGGCCCTGAAGGAGGCCAACGCGTCCAACGGGTCCCCGCCCATGGAGCCGGGGCCCCGGTCCCCGGGCGCGCGCGTGGGGAGCGCTGGGAGCGGGGCGCGCGGGGCGGGGGGCGGGGCGGGGGCCCGGTCTGTTCGCCGGGGGGGGGGGCGAGCGAACAACGAGCGAACAACGAGCGAACAACGAGCGAACAACGAGCGACCCGGGCCCCCGCCCCGGCGAGCGACCCGGCCCCGGCCCCGGCGACAAAGCGCGCACACACCCGGCCACACCCCCGGACAGGCGCACAGGGGGTAGACGATTACGTATACCGTGCTTGACTTTTTTCGGGACCTGTGCTTTAATGCATGTATGGAGCCTTTGTTGAAGAAGCAGCTGGACCATTGTTACGCACAGGAGTCATTTGACGACGATGGGAACCTGACTGTTTGGGCTCTGGGAGGCTTCGTGCCTGAGGATGAGGATCAAGCTAAACTACATTTGCAAGCATGTCCATCATATAGGGTAACGCCTTACGGGCCGAGAAATGCGTTCAAGGTGGAGACGGTGATTAGACTTGAAAACGAATTTCGTCTCGTGCTGCTCGGGCGTATGAACGCATTTCTGAAATCGTTGAGAGCCACGGATTGTTCGATTAGGAAGTCGTGTAAGGTGTCTGGGTTAAATAGATCATTGGCTGAATCGTTGAAACTTAGGTGTCCGGATTTTGCGAAAGCATGGAAGGACATATATGAAGAGACGACGGACATTTTGGAGGAGGAAGGGTTTAGGCGGGCTGTGGAGGGTGTAGAGCAGGATGTGTACGCTAATGGGGTGGTAGTGGGGTCTAAAAGGGTATTTTCGGACAGCTTGTTAGCTCTCATGCTGCAGGGAAGGCGGGCTGATGTGTATCGGAATAAGGTATCCACCGAGCTGAGCGGGCCGAACGGTACTCCGGTGGAGCTAGCAGCTTTGTCGGATGACCAACTCGACGCTTTGCTTAAGGCGAAGATGGCCGAAGCAAAGATAAAGGGACTGATCGATGGCTGACGTCCAGATTCAGTTGGCTCTCATGCTGGAGGAGAGGCTTCGGAGGGCTAACGAAAGAAAGCTTTTCTCATACTATCCAGATGCCGGTCCGCTACGTAGGGAGCTGTACCCTAAGCACACTGGGTTTTTTGAGGCGGGGAAACGGTTCCGTGAGAGGCTCATGCTGGCAGCTAACCGTGTCGGGAAAACCGAAGGGGTCGGAGGATATGAAGTAGCGATTCACATGACCGGCAGATATCCGGATTGGTGGGAAGGACGAAGGTTTACGAAACCCGTATCGGTCTGGGTGGCTGGGGACACCAGCAAAACGGTCCGTGATATTTTGCAGTTTAAACTTCTCGGACCGATGACGGCACTTGGAACCGGACTCGTACCGAAGGATGACATCATCAAAGTGGTATCGAAGCCGGGCGTGGCCGAGGCAGTGGAAATTGCGATGGTTAGACACGCGACAGGAGGAGAGTCAAGGGTAATTTTTAAATCATACGACCAAAAACGGGAATCGTTTCAAGGTACGGAACAAGATATCATTTGGCTTGATGAAGAGCCGCCGCTGGACGTGTACACTGAGTGTGTACTCCGAACGATGACGACAAATGGGATGGTGATCCTGACATTTACCCCTATGATGGGGATGAGTGAGACGGTCATGGCTTTCTTCCCGAATGGAGAAGTCCAGCAACGGGAGGAGGGAAACAAGTATGTGTGCACAGCCACGTGGGACGACGTTCCTCATCTTGACCAGACCACCAAAGAGGAACTTTGGAATTCGATCCCACCGTTTCAGCGTGATGCAAGGTCAAAAGGAATACCGCAGTTGGGATCCGGAGCCATTTACCCGGTTCCGGAAAGCGAAATCATCATTCCGGAATTTGAGATACCGGTTCATTGGCCGAGAGTATTTGGCATGGATGTGGGGTGGAACAGGACGGCTGCAGTCTGGGGGGCCATAGATAGGGAGTCGGATACGTTGTACCTATATTCGGAGCACTACATGGGCCAAGCGGAGCCAGCGGTACACGCCGAGGGGTTGAAAGCTCGCGGAACATGGATTCCCGGAGTCGTGGACCCGGCTTCCCGAGGACGATCCCAAGTGGACGGACAGCAACTTCTACAGAGATACAGGGCCTTCGGGCTTGATATTGTGCCCGCGTTAAACTCCGTGGAAACAGGGATTTATGACGTATGGCAGAGATTGTCTTCGGGCCGGTTAAAGGTATTTAGAGGTATGAAGAACTGGCTTTCGGAGTTCCGTCTATACCGGCGGGATGATAAAGGAAGGGTAGTAAAAGACAACGATCACCTGATGGATGCTACCAGATATCTGGTGGTAAGTGGCATACGAAGAGCATTGACGGAAGGCGTTAAGTCGACTTCCATGGCTAGTAATATAATTCCGATTATCAACTATTTTGGTGGAAAATAATGACTCTCACAGATATACACACGGAGGCGATTAGGGAATTCAATCAAATCCAGTCGGCCATTAGGTTGGAGAGGCTAGCCTGCCTATCGGACAGACGGTTTTGCTCCATCGTCGGAGCCCAGTGGGAGGGGCCTCTCGGGGACCAGTTTGAGAACAAGCCGAAGTTCGAGGTCAACAAGATCATGCTATCGGTGATGCGGATCATCTCGGAATATCGCAACAACCGTATTACGGTGGATTTTGTCAGTAAGGAAGGCGGCGAGTATGATGAGCTGGCCGACGTCTGCAACGGGCTATATAGGGCCGACGAGCAGGATTCCGTGGCCGAAGAAGCGTACGACAACGCTTTCGAGGAGGCCGTGACGGGCGGATTCGGAGCCTGGAGGTTGCGAGCTGAATATGACGACGATTCCGAGGACGAAGGGGAAGAGCAGAGAATTCGCATTGAACCTATTTTCGACGCTGACACGAACGTCTACTTCGATTTGATGGCCAAGAGACAGGACAAGGCAGACGCCCGCCGATGCTGGGTGCTGTCCTCGATGACCTACGAAGCCTACAAGGAAGAATGGGGCGATGACCCGTCCACTTGGCCGAAAACGATTCGCCAGACGGAGTTCGACTGGATCACCCCGTCCATCGTCTACGTGGCTGAATACTATCGGGTGGAGGAGAAGAGCGAAATTTTACACATTTTCGAGGGTCTTGACGGGCAAGAGGAAAAGGTCTTGGACTCCGATATGGAAGACAAGGGCCGAACCTTGCTAGCCACGGGCTATAAGGAGATCAGGCAGAAAAAGATCAAACGCAAACGGGTCCGCAAGTACATAATGTCCGGGGCTAGGATATTGGAAGATTGTGGCTACATCGCTGGGAAGAACATTCCGATTGTTCCAGTATATGGAAAACGGTGGTTCATTGACAACGTGGAGCGTCAGATGGGCCACGTCAGACTTGCCAAGGACTCTCAGAGGCTCAAAAACATGCAGATCTCTAAGCTCGGAGAGATCAGCGCACTTTCTTCGGTCGAGAAACCGATCCTTACACCCGAACAGGTAGCCGGTCACTCTCTGATGTGGGCCGAGGATAACATCAAGAACTACCCGTATCTGCTGATTAATCCAGTGACGGATGCTAATGGCCAGCAGGCTCCTTCGGGGCCGGTAGCGTACACGAAGTCACCCAGCCTACCCCAGGCGATGGCCGCCCTGCTTCAGCTTACCGAGGTGGATATTCAGGAGATTCTAGGGAATTATCAGCAGGGTGAGAAAGTGGTCTCGCACGTTTCCGGACGGGCCGTGGAGGCTGTTCAAGCACGTGTGGACATGCAGACGATGATCTACATGTCCAACATGGCTAAAGCGGTCAAGAGGTGTGGTGAGATTTGGCTCGGGATGGCTAAGGAAGTATTTGTAGAGCAGGGCCGGAAGATGAAGACCGTCGACAGCCAAGACAAAGTTGGCTCGATTGAACTCATGAAACCCGTCGTGGACAAGGAGACCGGCCAGTTGGAGTATAAGAATGACCTCTCTCAGGCTCGATTTGATGTAGCGGTGGACGTTGGGCCAAGCAGTTCATCCGTGAGGTCGGCAACCATCCGGAATATCGCTAGTATGATGGCGGCCACGCAGGACCCAGAAACGCTTGCCGTGCTCACGTCGATGGCGATGATGAATATGGAGGGCGAGAATGTTGGTCAGGTGCGGGAATACTTCCGGAAGAAACTCGTCAAGATGGGCGTCATCAAGCCCACGGAAGAGGAAGCGGCGGCGTTGGCAGCGGAAGAACAACAGCCAGATCCTCAGGCTCAGTACCTGCAGGCGGCGGCGGATGAAGCCACGGCAAACGCCACGAAGGCAAGGGCTGACACGGTCTTGACAATGGCTAAGGCCCAGGAAAGTCAGACCAAAGCAGAGCTTAACCAAGCCGACGCCCAGAAGACACTCTCTGAGATCCCAACAAATCGGATGATGGCAGTCCATAAGGTTTTGCAACCTCCGAAATTGACAAACGGGAACAGCTAAAGTATTTTGATATTGAGTATGCCAACCATCGAACAGGCAGAAGATGTTAAGGACGATGAGTTGGAAGTACCAGTTGAGCCGGTAGAAACCGAGGTCAAGGAGGAAACTCCCGAAACCCCAGCGACTACTGAGGCAACTGATCAAACTTCCAACGAAATTGTCGTTTCCATCGAAGGGGAGTCGCCTACCCAGGAGGACAACACTGCACCCGAATGGGTCCGGTCGTTGCGTAAAAACTACAGGGAACTTCAACGCGAAAAACGCGAGCTGGAGGAGAAGCTTAAAGCCAAGGAGGTCGTGGATCAAGGTCCTACGTTTCTAGGTAAGAGGCCGACTCTCGAAGGCTGCGATTATGACGCGGAGAAGTTTGAACAGGAACTCGCTTCTTGGTTTGACCAGAAGCGGACAATCGACGACGAAAATACCAAGCGTGCCGAGGCCCAAGCGGCTGAGCAGAGAGCTTGGCAGAATAAGTTGGAAGCCTACGGTAAAGCTAAATCTGAGCTAAAGGTAACCGACTACGACGACGCCGAGGCAGCTGTTCAAGAATCCTTTAATATTACGCAGCAAGGGATCATATTGCAGGGGGCAGAGAATTCGGCACTTCTCATCTACGCCTTGGGCAAGAATCCCAAAAAAGCCAAAGAACTCGCTGAGCTAAAAGATCCGGTGCAGTTCGCATTCGCAATGGGCAAATTGGAGACGCAATTGAAGATCACAAGTCGTAAATCAACCCCGCCGCCGCCCGAAAAGAAAGTGGTGGGAAATGCTAACAGTTCCAGCTCCGACAGTACGTTGGAGAAGCTGCGCGATGAAGCTGCACGTAGCGGGGACTTTACCAAAGTTGTAGCTTACAAACGTCAGTTGAAACAATCCAATTAATCTGTTATGGCTAATTCATTCAATAAGGAAGAACGCGTAGCGTTCGAACAACTCCTCGAGGGTTTTAACGACTCTCTGATCCTATCCAAAAACGTCTCGATCTATAACACGGATCAGACGATGATGGAACGCACCAACAACGTCATCTGGAGGCCGCAGCCTTACATTGCTCAGTCCTTTGCAGGTACTGACATGACCAGCAACTTCAAGGACTTCACTCAGCTTGCAGTTCCCGCCACGATCGGGTTCCAACGCTCAGTGCCTTGGATCATGACGGCTACCGAACTCCGCGATGCGCTTCAAGAGCAGCGTCTCGGTGATGCGGCTCGTCAGAAGCTGGCATCCGACATCAATGTTGCCGTTATGCAGGTGGCCGCTAACTCCGGTACTCTGGTGGTCAAGCGTTCCAACGCTGCCTCCGGGTTCGATGACGTCGCACTTGCTGAAGCGATCATGAACGAACAGGGTGTCAACTCCTTTGACCGCTGTCTCGCTCTGAGCACCCGCGATTACAACGGCATGGCAAGCAACCTTGCCGGTCGTCAAACGATGAACACCAAGCCCACCAACGCTTACGAGCGTTCTTACGTGGGTCAAGTGGCCAGCTTTGACACGTACAAACTGGACTACGCCAACCGTTTGACCGCTGCTGCGGGCACCTCGGTCACGATCAATGGAGCTAACCAGTACTATACGCCTAAATCGGTTACATCCAGTCCGAGCACGTCAGAGCGTCTCAACGTTGACAACCGCTACCAGAACATCACGATTGCCGTGGGTTCCGGGACGGTCAAGGTTGGGGATTGCTTCACGGTCCTTGGCGTCTATGCCGTTCATCACATCACCAAGCAGAGCACTGGTCAGCTCAAGACGTTCCGCGTCACGGGCATCGTATCAGGTTCCGGTGGTTCCGGTGTTGTTCAGATCAGCCCTCCCATCATCTCCGGTGGTGGTGGAACTGATGCCGAACTCCAGTACCAGAACGTCACGGCAACACCCGCCAATGGTGCAGCCATCACGTTCCTCAACACGGTTGACGCTTACGCGAATCCGTTCTGGCAGAAAGACGCTTTGGAACTGCTTCCTGGGCGTTTTGCGATGCCTTCCGACGCTGGTGCTGCGATCATGCGGGCATCCACCGATCAGGGCATTGAGTTGGTGATGTCCAAGCAGTACGACATCAACACGCTCAAGACTCGCTACCGCCTCGACTGCTTCTACGGAGTTGTAAACAAGCAACCCGAGATGACAGGTCTGATGCTGTTCAGCCAGTCCTAAACCACCCATAAGGTCGGGGGGCCGTCTTCGGGCGGCCCCCCTTCTGATTATTTTATGCCACTAAAAAAAGTACCCAAGGGGGTTAGCAAGCAAGCGGCCCAGAAAATCGTTAGCAAAAACATTGCTACGGAAATGAAGCATGGCAAGCCCCAAAAGCAGGCCATCGCTATCGCCCTTAGTGCGGCTGGAAAATCGAGGAAAAAATGAGTAACCCCACGATGTTGTTCAAGTACCCGGGTGTACATCTGGTTGACAAAGATAAATTTGATTACGTCATTATTGACTCAGACGACACGGAGAGTTTTAATAAAGCTTTAGCTGAGGGTTGGAGTAAAACTCCTACTGAAGCTAAAGCACTCACCGAAAAATTGGTAGCTGAAGAAGATCAGAAACCCAAGTCTAAAAAATGAGTTGGACCAAGCTGCAATACATTGAGCAAGCGTTTGAAGAGTTAGGGTTAGCCGCTTACTTATATGATTTGACAGCTGAACAACTTAATAGTGCGTTGTACAGACTGGACGCTATGATGGCATCGTGGGTGTCAAAAGGCATCTTTCTTAGCTATCCCGCTCCCACTAGTCCAGAAAACAGTGTACTAGATGAACCGACCGGTGTCCCGGATTGGGCTAATGAAGCGATCATACTTAACTTTGCTATGAGACTAGCACCCAGTTATGGGAAAATGGTCACCGATCAAACCAAAGTAGCAGCTAAACAAGCATATGATGCGTTGTTAACAATGACTAACGCAACATATCAGATGCAATGGCCCAGTTCAATGCCAGCTGGAGCTGGATACAGGAAAAGAGGATTTCTCCAGCCGTTTTTACCAAGACCTGACACCAACCCGATTGTTATTGCCGAAAATGGTAACGGGATTTTCAAAAATAATTAAATGGCTATCGAACGCTTTCCACTTCTTGATACGTTTTCATCAGCTACTGTTTTGGCTGTAAACCAAAACAACGTTGATTACAGAGTTTTGCCAGATACATTTGCGACTTGGCTTAACGAAAATTTGACCGTTGGTGATGGGAAAGTTACGGTGTATGCCGCACCTACTGGTACCGGATTCACGATTTATCTGCTCGATAGTTCAGTAAATCAATGGTTACTCATAACACCTACCACAGGAGTAATTTCGGCTGGTACGTTGGTCCTACCGGCTACACAAAATTGTGCGGAGGGGCAAGAAATCACGATTAACTGTACGGGAGCAATCACATTGCTTAATATCAATGCCAATGGCGGTAGCGTGGTCGGCAATCCATCCGCACTTACAGCAAATCAATTCTTCACACTCAGATACGAACCCGTATTGAAAACTTGGTACAGAGTAGGATAACGTTATGGCTATCGAAAAAACATTTGAACCACGGTATACAGCGGGGCAAACAGTATCCCCGAGCACCACGTCGTCCAGTGTAACGCTGGGGTTTTCTTCGGAAACCATTTGCTTTTCAAACCTCGGGGCTACGGTGGTTTATATCCGAGTAGGTGTTGCTGGTATCACGGCGTCTACTGCAGATTACCCCGTTCTTCCTTCATCTCAAATCACTGTGAGCAAGGCATTGGATGAGACCACCGTGGCATTCATTTCACCCGGTGGGACTGGTACTCTGCATATTATTCCCGGAGTAGGATACTAATGATACGATTCCTGACAAGGCGAAGGTCAAAGACTCCCGCTTCTTGGAGCGGTGGAGGGATTATACCTCCAATAACAAACGATCTTGACAACGGGTTTGCTTCTACTGTTTCATTTAGTCGTACAGTTGACAACGGTTATGCCTCTACCGTGAGTTTTTCAATGTCATATAACGGGGGCGGTGCTTAATTTTTATGGCCGATAGAATCCAACAACGTAGAGATATAGCAGCTAACTGGACATCAGTGAATCCAGTGTTGACGTTGGGGGAAGTGGGATGGGAAACCGATACGAGAAAATGTAAGCTGGGTGATGGTTCTACGGCTTGGAATTCTCTTTCATACGCTGTAACTACCGGGGCTACCGGGGCTACTGGACCTACGGGATTAACCGGAGCTGTTGGTGCAACGGGAGCTACGGGACTTACCGGTATCACTGGGGCCACGGGAGCTACTGGGCCGACCGGTCTTACAGGGTCCGTTGGAGCTACCGGGCCGACCGGATTTACCGGATCTCCGGGGGCCACGGGAGCTACCGGGCCGACCGGTCTTACAGGGTCCATTGGGGCTACCGGACCTACTGGTTTCACCGGGTCTGTTGGAGCTACGGGGGCCACGGGAGCTACTGGTCTAACGGGAGCTACGGGAGCCACTGGTCTAACGGGACCGACTGGATTTACCGGATCTCCGGGAGCTACGGGAGCCACTGGGCCGACCGGTCTTACAGGGTCCGTAGGGGCTACCGGACCTACTGGTCTTACCGGGTCTCCGGGAGCAACCGGAGCCACGGGCCCGGCGGGACAGAGCACATCATTTTTTAATTATCAAGCAGATACATCAACGACTACACTGCCTCCAGCTGGTCCGATTACCAATGGGCACATTCTGTATAACAATGCAACGCAAATTAATTCCACGAATATTGCGTTCTCGCATATTGATGATGCTGGCAATGATATTGATGTGTTTTTCCCGTTGTACAAAAATGGGGACACTTTTATAATTCAAGACAGGAATGACTCCGATAACTTCCAGAGATGGACAATTAATGGAACCCCTACAATTGGAAATAACGCCTACATTGTAATCCCAGTTACGCTCTCATCTTCCGGTGGAACTGGCACAACTGGGTTTGGAAATAACCACCAAGTTCTTTGGGCAGTTATCACATCCGGAGTACAAGGGGCTACGGGTGCAACCGGACCTACCGGCCTTACCGGGTCTCCGGGGGCTACCGGCGCAACCGGGCCTACCGGCCTTACCGGGTCTCCGGGAGCCACAGGAGCTACTGGCTTGACGGGTGCAACCGGACCTACCGGCCTTACCGGGTCT